CCTTTGCTTTGGGTGTGCAGCGATTTGAATGAAATCGCCAACTGAATATTGTACATTAAAATCTGCGCCCGCTGAGCCTGTTGTTGTTGCGCCAGTCTGCGAAGCTTGGCCAGTCATAGGGGAGGTAGCGACTTCAGCTTTGGACACAATAATGATGTTTCTTTCGTCGGGAGAAGATAATGGGGAACCAGTATCATTATTTATTTCGGTCCCGCCTGTGTGGGCTGTGTTAGCTGTAACCGTAGCAGTGCCGCTAGTTGTAAATGTTACCGTCTTCTCAGTTCTCAACACATACTGCGTTTGGGTGCTGTCAGTCGCATCAGCAAGTTTTCGCGTGCCAGAACTCTGAATGGGAAACACCAACGTGTTCAAAGAAGAATCTTGAAGTTTGGCCGAGCCATTAGTTTCTAGAACTATGTCCCCATACGAATCTGGTCCAGAAGTATTGTTCACATATAAAGAACGGGCATCGGAGAAACTCTTATCTGAACTCATCTGCAAGTCAAAGAGGTAAATCCGGAACTTACCAGAGACGGTTCCAGAAGTTCCTTCATGATGCTGGAAACCACGGATTTTAGCTGTGCCGATTTTAACTCCAGAAACAGAGCCAAGGTTGGCATAATTACCCGTTATCATCTGCTGGTCGGTATCGTAAATGTCTACTTCACGCAGACCCTGAAAGTCCCAAGTACCGGAAACTTCATCACAGACAACATAGTTTCCGAAATTTTGCCCGATAACAACATTCTCTTTGACTTCATACGTTGTAGCTTTGTTGATACTTTCTCGATAAACGTCAGTGAGCTCTGTTCTATATCCCTTAACATAACCAACAGAAGGTTCAACTTCAACAACCAACTTGTTGAGATCACCACCCTCGGCAGATGTGTACACACCACTATTTACATCTGTTCTTAGGTGCTCTTCTACATTCACTTTAAACGGCGAAAGGGCATAGTCACCAGATTCTTCTCTAGTTCTGAGGGCCAGTTCTTCTTGAAGTTCGCCATATTGTGTGTCGGTGTAATCTCTAATCACGCGACCGCTTTGGATATCCGCTAAAGGCATAAATCCAACAGTATTAGCATCGGACAAAGAACGAGTTCTAATTACTGGTGAGAGTTTAAGCCTAGAAGCGCCAGGAGCAGAAAAATTAGTTGCGCCAGATGCATTATCGAGTAATGAAGAATCTTGGTTAGAATCAATCAAAGACTCAGCTGTTTCAAAACCAACACGAACACTAGGGATCAACGAATACTTACTCACAACTCCAATTTGAGCCGGAGACCTAACGAAATGACCTTTGTGGTATACTGCGCCCCCAGTTACAGAAGCGCCAATACCAACGCCTGTGGCAGTGTATGCATTAGCAGCTGCTGTACCAATAGTGTTAGCGGCAACTAAAAAATCAGAATTTGCGGAGTTTCTGAAAATCAGAGTTTCTCCGTCTTTAAATGTTTTCGTTGCGTTATTCGCACCAGAGTTCGTGTACGAAACAAATACACTCAGGTAATTTGGAGCATTACTTTCAGAACCTTCTTCTGCGGCTATCAGTTTTGCTGTGAGTCCAGTAGCTTCTCCGGTTACAGTACTATTGGCAATAACACCAGCAGAAAAGAAATCATTGAGCAAGAGTACGCGGTTATTTGCATCTTTATCTCTAAGTTTGACGTACTGCCACTGTTGCAGCTCAAGGTCACAACCATTTAATACAGTGCCATTTGTCAGAACTTCAGAACCGAGACGCTCAACTTGATTCTGCAAAATACTTTGCATTTGTGTGAGTTCTCTTGCCTGGACAGCGTATCCTGGTCTGAATAATACTCGATGAAAGTTTTTATCCTCATCGAAATCATCAAAAAATGGGCTTTGGTTGAGGTTTGTCTCGATTGTCATTTATAATACCTTTAAAAATCCAAAATGATTTTAATATCTTCTATTTGTTCTGGGGTTCTCGATACTGCTCTAATGTTCTCAGTATATAGTATTTCGCCAGAGAACGTATTCGCCTCTGGACCCTTTATGGCTTCAATTGTAGCAACTGGTGTATCGCTTGTACTTTTCAAAAGAATATCATCTTTTGTAAACGGGACATGGTTACTGTAGCTTTGTACATTATTTAGGTATGCTGTATAGAAGGATGAGTCTGATTGCGTTTCATCTTCTCGAATGTACACGATGTGAGCATTCGCGCCCTGGACAGCATTAACCATTGAATCTGACCTTCTTTGAACCGACCCAAGGGTGGTGACAAACTCTAACGTCCCAAGTTCCGCCGCAAGACGATTTCTTTCATTTGTGATGATGTCGTCGCCAACAAATTGGTTGACGGGATTATTACCGTCCATACTTGTGTATGATAAAGTAGCTCTTGTGGTGAACCGCAAGGTAGATGGGCTATTTGATGTGTTAGCAATAGCTTCAACTGGAATGTGGGCATTGTTCGCGTTCACTTTAAGTACAGGGTCTTTCAATATACTCAGAGTCCTAAATTCAGTATTTGATGGAATGTAGCCAGCGCCTGTCGCAGAAACACCTTCACTACCGTTGAATTGGACATTCAGTAATATTTTATCCGCAGCAAGTTCCCTAACTGGGTTGGATCCGTGGCCACCAACTGGTGATATTACCGCATTAGCAGTGGCGCCCGACCCATGAATTCCATTGGATGAAATGATAGCTTTTGCTCTGGTGTATTGTGAACCAACGCTAATCACCGATACATTGGCAATTGATCCTGTTGCCGCATTCACGCGTGTATACGCTTGAGCATTACTCCCGTCCCCGATAATAGTGACCGTGGGTGAGATGATGACTCTTGAATCTGTATTTGGTGTAGTGGTAAAAGCGGTATTGACAGTTAATGTTTTCGTTGATCCCGACCACTGGACAATTCTCCTGAGCTGCCCGACGCCAGTGCCAGAGGAGATGTAAACGCTTGATCCGTTATAAAACCCTTGAATTGGTGATGCGCCGCCATCACCTGCTCCTGATATCTTAAGAGTGGTTTTCCCTCCAACTTCCACCACAGCATTAGCGACTTGGTGGTACCCCGAACCAAAGTTCACGGTTTCAACAATTTCAATAGAACCGTTCACTGCTGCATTCTGTACAGCCTGCTGCCTTGTCTGCTCTGGTGATGTATCGGGCGTTACAATGTTCTTCACTGGCATGTGAACAGAAGTGAGGAACTTGTCAGCTTCACCCAAGGAGATTGTATACATGTACTTCCACGTATACCCATCAGAAGTTGTGAATGGGAGGGTTGAGAACCCTGTCGGCTTTACGGTTGATTCCGCGCCTTTATTATTATAAAGGCACTTGTAAACATTATATTGATCAGTGAGGGCGTAATATTGCCTTTCGTGCAAATCAGAATCGGTGTCGCGATACATTGAATAGACAACACCAGAAGTCCAATCATGTCTTGGAACAACATGCGATACGCTCCCGACATCGATTTTCTTGGCACCAATAAATCTTCTGTGCTGTTCGTACTGTAAGTTCTGTTCAGTATTTTCAACAAAATTAGGATTAGGTTCGTTCGTCCAATCAATAGTGTTGCCCAGAACAGCATAAAGTATGACTGAGTTCTTGGTTGTTGACCCATCGCGTGCATTCAATGCTTTGACAAAAGCCTGAGCATTATTGATAGATAAATCTTTAGTTGCGTATCTATAAACCATTAGGAAATTGATCCTGTCGTGTAATAAACATTAGCTGCCGCTATCCCAGTAGCAGCCCACTGAACTTTAGTGTTCGCGAGAGTGTCGCTTGATACTATATTTAGCGGAATACTATAGTATTGTTTCGGTGAAACTTCAATTATTATTGAACCATTATTGGCATAATTTGACAAAAATTCTGTGCTTGTCCCAACAATATTGAATGTTGTGTTGCTGATTGCCGCAGATCCTGCGCCTTGGAATCTTGTGCTGTTATTGGCAGTTGATGTGACATTAACTGAAACATTGGAGTGAGATTGGTACCTCCCAAACAGCCTTTGTCCGGATGGATGCACCAACTTCAATGCAATATCTCTG